ATAAGTTGCTATGCCTGCATTAGTTGCATAAGTAGCAATTCCTGCTCTATCAGCATAAGTTGCTATGCCTGCATTAGTTGCATAAGTAGCAATTCCTGCATTAGTTGCATAAGTTGCTATGCCTGCTCTATCAGCATAAGTTGCAATACCAGCATTAGTTGCATAAGTTGCTATACCTGCTCTATCAGCATAAGTAGCAATTCCTGCTGTTTGTGCATAAGTAGCAATTCCTGCTGTTTGTGCATAAGTAGCAATTCCTGCCGACGTAGCATAAGTTGCTATGCCTGCTCTATCAGCATAAGTAGCAATTCCTGCTCTATCAGAATAAGATGGTACACCAACAATAGAAGAATTTGCCCATACAGTACCAGTTGCCGTAGATTGAAGTACCTGACCCAAAGATCCTGGTACATTAGTACTATCATAAACCGCACCGGAAATCCTAGCATTTCCTTGAACGTGTAAAGATTGGGATGGAACTGTGGTGCCAATTCCAACTGAACTGGAAATATAAGCACCACCTGTTACTTCCAATACTGTTAGATTCTCAGTATAAGAAGTAATACCTACCTTTAAGTTTCTTTGGCGATTGCTAGTATATTTTGTCATTTTAGTTGAGTGTTTCTAAAACGCTTCCAATAAACTTAATATTAGAACCGTTACTTGCCGACAAAACAAGAGCATCACCAGATTCCAAAGTCAATTTTCCTTGAAATAAAGAAGTTGAATCATTTCCCTGAACTGGAAAATCCTTCAAAATCTCAGTTGTAACTGCAATACCGGCAGTAGTTCTTCGATGAGAAAATGAAATTGTATAAGTACTTGACCCAATATTTGCCACTTGTGCCAAAAGTACAACACCAGTATATCCAACAGGTGCCGTATAAATCCCAACTGGACTTGTCTGTGCTATTTTTGTAATTGTTTTGAATACATTTAATGGTAGTGCCATTTTTTATTCTCCTCCTAGTGCTAGAATGAATGGTGTTACGGTCGAGAACAAACTCTTGGAATAGAATGCTCCGGAAATAGTGCCTGTTTGCTGATTCACCACAACACCATCACCAATTCTAAAATTACCAGATTGATCAGTACTAGTATAAACAACCAATCCGCCATCACGAACATCAGTTTCATTATCTTGAATTGGAACTCCACCGGTTGCAGGTAATGCTTTTGCAATTTCAGTTCCAGAACCAATATATTCAAACGAATGACCAGATGCAAGAACTCTACTTTGCTTATAAAATGGAACTTGTGTTCCAATACCAATTACATAAGGAACATTTTCATTTAAAGTAATTGTGCAAATTCCAGCAGAGATTGGAGTTGAACTCTTAATTGAGTAATAAGATTGTAATAATACAGCAGATGCCGTAGCTGTATTTATTCCAACATTAGGAGAACTAACTGTAACATTAGGAACAGAACTATATCCCCTTCCACTTGATATAATATCAAATCCAGTTACTGATCCATTAGATATGGTTGGAATTGCTTGTGCCGTAACTCCCCAACTCGTATCAGGGTCTGTGATTGTGACTGTTGGTTTTTCGGTATAACCGGTTCCACCAGATCCAACTATAACTTTCGAAACTGTATAGTATAAATCACCAAAATAAAGTACCTGACCGTCAAAAGGACGAATGATATTAATCTTTGCCGTTCCACCAGATACATAAACTTGATTTGGTGTTGTTGATACTCCAACATTACAAGTAAACTGATTTAATGCTGGTGTCGATTTAACCTCAAATACATATCCGTTGTTTCCAGAAGGATATGTTGCAGATCCACCAGGACCAGTACAAGTAAAATTTAATCCATTTAAAGTAACACCCATTCCAACACTAAAATTGTGATTGGATGAAGTTGTAATAGTAATTAATCCTGTTGTATTGTTATAAACTGCATTTGAAACATTGTAAGTTGGAGTACTTAAATCTACGGTAAAGGTATCATCGTTTACTGCCGATGCCGAACCAGTAATAATTCCAGTATATTTAACAGGACTTACACCATCGGCAACAAGTCCATAATTACCAAATGATGAATTAGAGTTTGTAAGATCGCAAGCAGCACCTGTTCCGCAATAGACAGCAATATCACTGCAAATTGTGAAGAGAGAAACTAACTGTGCATATCCCTCATTCGTAATTGAGATTCCAATACCACCTTGATTGTACTGAGTATAGGAGTCAAGAACCATCGACTTTAATGGTCCAATTGCCTTTGAACCATCAATTCTCATTCCAATACTATTAGGAATAAAATTGGTTCCGTTTTGAATATAAGGTGATTGATTAAAATATCCAATTTGATCGGGGTTAAATGCAAAGATTGCCTTACCGGCGTCTAATGTTCCGGTATAAGACATCTCCGCAACATAAACTCCATTTGCCACATAGAACAAGTCTTGATTTGCATTCTGTGGTGATACTGATACTTCTCTTAAACTATCACCGACGACTGAGACTTGTTCTGGGATAATGAGAGGATTATTTTCTAAATAAGATCCAGCACTAACTTTAATAACTGATCCTGTTGTTGCTGCTGTGAGTGCTGCTCCGATTGTTCTCTTGGCATCTCCAAGTTTTTTTCCGGTGTTTGTATCGTTTCCGTCTTTTGTGACATATAAAATATTTGTGACTGTTGTGCCAGAACCAATGCGAACAATATCCGTACCTATTCCAGGACGCTCTCTCTTGGCAGTCAGTTCACCATCATAGGTATTATATGCCAGTTCAGCGCTTAAGAGTTGATCTGCCGTAGGTCTTTTACCAGGTACGGCAGATCTTCTAATCCTAATAGGAGTTCCGTCCATTTATCGCATTCGGTATGTACCAGAAGAACAGTATGTACTGCCCTTTGTTTATTTATTCAAGTTAAATTATTCCTTCTTGGACGATAGGCATAAAGATTTGCTGGTGCTTCTGGTTTCATCCATTCTTTAATCTTCTCATAGTTCTCTTCTGTAAAGAAACACTGATTATAATACCACTGCTCCCAAGGTGTATGCCCCTTAGATTGATTGCAAGAATGACAACATGCCACTACATTCGTCTTAATGTCTAGACCACCCTTACACTGGGGAGTAATGTGGTCTAGTGTGATATTTTCTTGTGACTCACAATAGGCACACTTGTGTTCCCATTGTTCTTTTATACTTTGTCTCCACATGCGTTTAGCTTCTGATTTCTTTGTCGTTTCAAGATTAAACAAATAGTCCTTAAACGAATGTGGAGGAACCATAAGTATTTGCAACTTATGATTATTTATTCTTGGTTTTGACAACTTCTACCAGTTCTTTAAGAGTGATATAGATGTAGTGAAACTCATCATAGTAAGTAATATCAGAGTCTCTTTCAAGAATCAGTAGGATTTTTTGTATCATACCACAAAAGGTTCTTGTTGTCCTTCTGGTAGTTTGATTTGAGGTAATAATCCAGGTCCATTACCAGTTGCAATTGGAATTTCCGAAGAATTACCAACGGCACCTTGTACTATCTCAGTAGTAGGAAGTGCTTTTGGCATTACTACATCAATCACCTGGCCCATCAGAAACTTATTTCTGGTATATGTGCGATTGGCAGGAGCAAAAGCAACCATGGCAATAGCATCCTGTTCCTCACCACAATCTAAAAGTTTTTTTCCAGTATTTTTATCAATAACTGAAAAATAATCTTCAGTATTATACTTGTTCATTATTAGGTTGCGAAGGGACTACGGGACTACGAGTTTCATTTTTGATGACAATAAAAGCATCTTTCTGATAAGTTACGGAACCATAAGGTTTAGACCACTTTGGATTTGATGTTGCGACTGTCTTGGTTCCAGTAGCAGCCACACCACCAACCTGTACTACAATCTCATCCGTTGATTCCCATCCAAGTTCCGTAATCATCTCGGACACTTTATCAAAAATTTCAGACATTATTTAAATCCTTTAGTAAGTTTTTTCTCTTTTTTCTTATCCAATACTTCTACGTGACCTAGAAACTGACTTGGTGTTTGAAACCAAGTTGCTTGAAGTTCCATATAGTCATCAAAAACTTTGGACTGGCCATTTGAATATACCAATTTATAATCGTGACGATCATAAGGTCCGTTAGAGGTTTGACTAAAACTCTCTGGAAGACTTGTCATCCTTCAATT